AGCGGAACTGGTGCTTGGTCCTCCAGGGACAGGCAAGACCTACTACTTGATACAGCAGATCAAAGCTGCGTTGGAAAAAGGAACGCACCCATCAAGGATCGGCGTGATTTCGTTCACGCGTAAAGCCATCGAGGAGATGGTTGCTCGGGCCTGTGCTGAGTTTAACCTGGAGCCAAAAGACTTTCCGTTTATGAAGACGAGCCACTCGTTCGGGTTTCATGGGCTGGGGTTGCAGCCTCAAGACATCATGACCAAGGAAGACTACGACAACATAGGACGGGAGCTCGGCCTGACGTTTGAAGGTAAGATGCGTATGTCGCTAGAGGATGGCTTGTCTTTGCCCACGATTGGAGGATCAGGGTCCAAGTATCTGCAACTGGAGAACCGAGCTCGGCTGCGGATGGTTGATCTGGAACGTGAGTTCAATGATGCGGGGGACCGTGATTTGTTTTTCCCGAAGCTCGTGCAGTTATCCAAACAGATCGAAGAGTACAAGGCGGCAACTAACAAGTTTGACTTTGTGGACATGATCGAGAAGTACATTCCGTTGGGGGAAGCACCGAGCCTAGACTTCTTGTTTATTGATGAGGCCCAAGACTTTACTCCGTTGCAGTGGCAGATGGCTGAGAAGATAGCAGACAATGCTGATCAGGTGTTTATTGCAGGAGATGATGACCAAGCTATTCACAGGTGGACAGGCGTTGATGTCGAGTTGTTTAACGAGAGCTCGAACAATGTAAAAGTTCTGGAGAAATCCTACCGTATCCCCAAGGCTGTGCATCGTTTGGCAAACAGTATATCCGAACGTATATCCGAACGGCACGAGAAGGAGTTTGATTCGCGTGACGAGGAGGGGGTGGTAGAGTTTGTTTATCACTTGGATGACATCCCGTTGTACGAGGGGTCGTGGACCATCATGGCTCGGACCAATAGCTATGTTACTGACTTGGCGGACCATATAAAGAAGGCGGGGTTTAAATACTCAATTAAGGGACGGCCCAGTGTGTCTCCTACCTTGGTTGCAAACATCTTTACTTGGCAGGATCTTTGCGCGGACAAGACGGTGTCGCTGCAAAGGATCAAGGATTTCTATTCGTCTGTTCCAAAGCAGGGGCAGAACGCTGTTGTCAAACGAGGATCCACTCAGATGCTAGATACTTTGGCGGTGGATGCGGAGCTCACCATGGAGCAACTGCAAAAAGATTATGGGTTGTTGGTGGGAGCCGAACAGTCTGCGTCTGAGGTATTAAGGATTGGCAAAGCCGAAAGAGAGTATATCGCAGCTATGATGCGAAGGGGTGACGATCTACTATCCGAGCCACGCATTAAGTTGTCTACCTTTCATGCTATGAAGGGCGGGGAAGATGATAACTGCGTCGTGTATACGGCGTCCACCGCAGCGTGTGTGAACAGTGACCACCCAGACGATGAGCATCGAGCGTTCTATGTCGGGGTGACTAGAGCAAGACACAAGTTGTACATTCTACAGAGCAGCAACAAGTATAGGTACACGCTATGAAACGAGATGAAGTCTTAGACAAAGCCAAAGAGTTGATCAACGGTCAGAGGGCCAAGGATTACGGTGATGCGTACCACAATCATGGCAGGATTGCGGAGGGGTGGAATATTATTATCAGCGGCGCATTAAAGAGCCACGGTCATGTGACCCCCGCGCATGTAGCGTTGATGATGGACTGGGTAAAGAGTGCGCGTTTGGTGGAGAACATTGACCACGAGGATTCTTGGGTTGATAAGGCGGGGTATAGTGCCTTGGGATCGGAGCACATAGACCGGGATAAGAAAGACGTACCGTCTCTTTTATTACCTCGGCACAAAGAAATCATCCAAAGGATGCGCGAAAAGAATGCAAGATAATCTCTTTGGCAGTGCGCTGCACCACCAGATTAAGAACGAGTTGGATCTGATAGATGCTGACTGGAACATTCCTCCGGACTACCCTGACTTAACAGGGTACAAGAATGTGGCCGTGGATTTGGAAACCTATGATCCCAACATCAAGACTCTTGGCCCAGGTTGGGCTCGGAAAGATGGTCACATCATAGGTATTGCGGTGGCAGCGGGAGAATACCAAGGATACTTTCCTATCCGGCACGAGAATTCTCATAACCTAGACCCCAAGTTTACCCTGCGGTGGCTCAAGAAGCAGATGTCTGTGCCTGACATGAACGTGATTATGCACAACGCGACCTACGATGCGGGTTGGCTGAGAGCCGAGGGTATAGAAATCAATGGTCGGATTATTGACACGATGATCTCAGGTGCACTTGTGGATGAGAACCGTTGGTCCTTTGGTCTTGATTCCATGGCTCGGGACTTTGTGTCCATGCGAAAGAACGAACGGCTTCTGCAAGCAGCGGCCAAGGAGTGGGGCGTTGATCCTAAGTCGGGGATGTACAAGCTTCCGCCCAAATATGTGGGGGCCTACGCCGAGCAGGACGCGGTTGCTACGCTCAAACTGTGGGAGGCCTTAAAGGTGCGGTTGGAGGAAGAAGAACTCTGGCACATCTGGGACATTGAGAACGGGTTGATACCCTGCATGTTGGACATGCGGACCAACGGTGTGCGCGTTGATCTGGACAAGGCAGAGCAAAACAAGAAGTTGATTCGTAAGCAGTCGAAACTCTTGAGGACTAAGATTGAGAAAGAAGCAGGGATGGAGGTGGACATCTGGGCATCCGCTTCAATCCAGAAGATGTTTGACAAGCTAGGTATGGAATACCTTACCACGGAGAAAGGTGCACCGTCCTTTACCAAATCATTTCTGAACGACCACCCTGCTGAGATATGCCAATCACTGGTCAAGCTGCGTGAGTTTGACAAGGCAGACGCTACATTTATCGACAGCATTCTGCGGCACGAGCACAACGGACGTATCCATACGGAGCTCCACTCTACCCGTAGGGATGAGGGCGGTACGGTTACGGGTAGGTTTTCGTCATCCAACCCTAATCTACAGCAGATTCCTGCTCGTGATCCGGACATCAAGAAGATGATCCGCGGATTGTTTATTCCGGAAGAGGGGATGAAGTGGGGATCGTTTGACTACTCGAGCCAAGAGCCGAGGTTATTGGTTCACTTCGCAGCGAGCGTTCCGTCTGAGTTGCGCAGTCATGTGGTGGATGATGTGGTTGATGAGTTTAACAGTGGCGATGTTGATCTGCACCAGATGGTGGCGGACCTTGCAGGGATCACGCGTAAGCAAGCCAAGACTGTGAACCTGGGGATTATGTACGGCATGGGCGTAGCCAAACTGGCCGATCAGCTAGGCATTGCTTCGGATGATGCCAAGGATTTAATCAAGCGGCACCGCAGTAAGGTTCCGTTTGTTAAGCAGCTTGCTGACATGGCAACCAAGAGGGCTGACAAGAACGGTCATATACGCACTCTGCTAGGCCGTAAGTGCAGGTTCCCCTTGTGGGAGCCTAAGAAGTTCGGAGTGGGCAAAGCCATGTCTCACGACGATGCACAGAAGGAGTACGGATCGGACATCAAACGAGCGTTTACATACAAGGCGCTCAACCGTTTGATCCAGGGATCAGCAGCCGACCAAACAAAACAGGCGATGCTTGATTGTTACAAAGAGGGACTTACTCCTATGCTCACGGTTCATGATGAGTTATGCTTTAACATAGAGAGCCAAGAACAGGCTGCTAAGATAAAGGACATTATGGAAACAGGTATACCGCTCAAGGTCCCTTCTAAAATTGACGTAGATATTAAAGATGATTGGGGAGAAATCGAATGATTGATAAAGACATGCCGACTTTAGGTATTAAAGATATGCACCCATTACAGGTTCACGCCTTAATGGACTTTGTAGGAGAGGCGCTAAACCTAGCGGCCTTGACTAACGATGAAGAAATTCTGAAAGACGTAGAGTCTTCAGCCGATGAACTGGTACGGTTGTTTGGCGGCAACGGCGTGAAGGTAACAGTCGAAGCTTACTGACGTTGTTGGCGGCGTAGTATTTCCTCGTTAGCAGCCTGCGCCGCTGGATCACTGCCCAAGACTGACGGAGCTAGAGACTGAGCTCGCTGCAATAAGTTTGTTGCGCCAGTCGTTGCTCGATCCGCTAATCCGCTAATCGTATCCGTCGCTTGCCCTACAAAGATTTCACTAGGCTGTGGTTGTGGAACCACTGGTTGTGGCGCGGGGGTAGAAGAGCTTGTTTCCCAAGGAGCTTGTTCGATCACAATAGGCTCCGCCTCCCCAATGATAGGGCTATTTAACAACTTAAACCTTATGTCATTAACTTCCTGTACAGGTAAACGTTGTAGAATCCGTTGTTCCTTTTTTACGTTGACTTCTCGATTAACTTCTCGAATCAAATTTCTGCTGATTTTAATAGGAACAAATCTATTAGATAAGATTGCGTTTAATTCATTACGAGACACTCCAGTGTTTTGAAAGGCTTGAATAATTTGAGGACGAGACATCCCAGCATTCATTGCGGCATCAATTTTATTTTTTAATACAGCTTGGTGCTGCCGCTTGGCGTCGTTTGCTTGAACATACGCGTCTAAAATATCCTGCTCTGTAGCATCATTGTCGTCCGCAACCTTTGTAAAAATCTGAACTGCACTGGACCTGTCCGCGGAGTATGCACCGGCATCGTAACCCAAGCTTCGACCGATGTTTACTTTCAAGGGGCGAAGACCAGTGAGCATTGTGCCCGCTTCTTGCGCCACCGTAAACGGATCACCAGTCTTTCCGGGCTCACCTGTGATTGCGCGGTTTAATCTACCGGAAACGATCTCACCACCCTTGACGGTGTAAGCCTGCTCCACGATCCCAGGGATGAAGGCTCCCGCTACATGGACCAAGGACTTAGATAGTTTGTCCCCCCAAAGTTCCCCGGGCTCATAGATCTCGGCGCCAGTCTGGGTTTTACCGTCTCGGATAGTAACATCGATAAGACGTTCCGTTGCCAAAGCCTCTGATGCAAACGGCTCCGAAAACTTCTTAAACGCTTCAATCGCAGCAAAACCAATTTGCTCTGCTTCGTTGGCCCCGATCTCACCCTTCTGCTGGTAGACTTCCGCAGCGGCTCGTGCAGGAGCCAGCATAAACTCATAAGGAAGCATGTATGACAGATCGACAACATCAGCGTTTAGGTCCTCGTCTGGTTTCTCCAAGAACATCATCGTGTTACCGACAGACCAGAAGGGCTTGTTCTTCTCCAGAAGATCCTCTTCTGCTTCTGTAATGCCCAAGATGTTATGCGCTGCATCCCGCATTGCAACAGGTGCAACCGTAGCCATAGATATGTAACCCGTAAGACGCTCGGCCCCAATGCCACGAACCTGACGAGCGAACGCTCTAGCCTGCTGCTCACCCATGGCTTGAATCATTTCAGGGGTAGCCTTAAATCCTAGTTCCTTGACCGCTCGGTTTACAATGTTGCCAGAAGTACGAATGATTTCCGCAGGGAACGCCATAAAGTTACCCATCACTGGGATTCGACGCAGGGATTTAATGACTTCTGGGACCATAGAATATGTAGGCATGGTCTGCTTGACCAAGTCTGTTGCCAGCATGTTGCCAAAGTCTGTGCCCGCGATAGAAGAGGTTCGCTGCGCTAACCCAGCTTGCTGGAACGCATCTTGAATCAATGGGTTAACATTCTCTATGTCAATACCAGCCTTACGCATCGCTGCGCCGTACCGGGCTTTCTCGCCAAGAGCACCCACCACCTTCCAGTAGTCGTCACCTAACTGGTAAGTTTTTTCCATAAACTTTACCCCAGTGCCAATGACCGGGGTCTTGCGAACTAAACTGCCTCCTTTAGTAAGAAGAGAGGATACACCTTCTTCGGTCTGCTCCTGCATCAACTTTTTAAGTTCGTTGAGTTGAATGTTCTGACCGATTGCGCCTTCGTCTTGCATAGCCTTGAGCAACCGGAACTGTTCTGGGCTGTCCACCGCGTTAGCTACCAGCACTTGCCCGCTCTCAAAGATGCCCATGTTGCGACCAAGCAATCCGTTTGCCCCCACAACAAAGGTGTTCGACAAGAAGTTACGAACCTGTGACAACGGATTAAGAACCGTCTTCGTCATCTGGGACAGACCTTTGAGTTGCAAGGATACAGCAAGGGCATCCTGCACAAAAGACTGTGATCGACTTGGTGTAGTTAAACTATTAGCAATCTCGGTCGGAACGTAGTTGCCAGACAAAGATCCATACTTGCCACCAAACACGTTCTCCGAATCAAACTCACCCATCTTGGTATAGTTTAACTCTTCCGTAAGAACTTTGACCTGATCATCAGTCAGGTTGTTTCCGTTGATGGCAAAGGGCCGACCGCCTGCGTTCATCTTTTGAACGGCCTCGTCAAAGAACTGAACCTGCCCTGGGGTCGAGGCAGACTGTGCGGTGTTGCTGATCGAGTCAAACAATCTTTGCGAGGCCATCGTAGTAGACATGTTGTCCACTGTGCGTAGGAACGCCTCCTTTGGATTACGAACTTCGCCCATCATTTCCCGCAGCACAGGAGCTTGTTCCAAGAACGCCGAACGATCTTTTAACATTCCGTCTGCCAACTTAAACAGCGAGGTGCGCCCTACCACTTCCTTCGCGCCTTTCGCCACACCAGAACCAGCCTGTCTAGCAGCCGCCTCTGGCGTCAAGCCAAAGGAGTTGACTGAAGACTTGTTAAATATGTCGTTGATAAACTGCGTGGCTTGTTGGTCCGCGGTCTGAGTATCAATGGTCGGGGTCCGAGTTTGGATGACATCTATAATTTGTTGCTTGGCCTCTTTGTACTGAGGCATGGACGCTGGGTTTACGTCTTGAAACTTCTTTGGGTCCAAGTGTAGCTCGTACAGCCTTCGGATGTATGTCCCCTGATTGTTCTGAAACTGTTGGAGAAGTTCATCCTGCCGGGCAGGATCAAGGTTTGGAGCAGAGCGAACAGAGTTTTCAAACTCTACGCTTAGATCATCGATCTTACTGCGCATGTTATCCACAGCAATCCGGGCCTTGGCACCATAAACCTTAGTAAAGTCATCCTTACTCATATTGCCTGTGAGAAAGTCCATCGTGTCGTTGTAGGCTCGTTGCGTGGCGGACTTGCCTCTGCCTATAAGACGTTGCAGACGAATAGCTTTGCTGATTGCAGACTCATACTTGCGTAAAAGTTTAGATGCCGCTGCTTCTTGGGCCTCGGTCATGCCTTCCGCGGTACGAACAGCGGTGGTTATTTCGTTGGGTGCCAGCCCATCCGCGGTAAAGTTCTTCTTTAAGAAGTCCGCAGATTTAGGAAACAAACCTTTTGCTTTATCCCCTAAGTAATTCATTCCAGCCGACAGGCCACGAGCCAAAGTCGGAACGCCAGACAATTCTGTGCGGCCAATTCCTTGGATCACGGCCCCCGCTACAGGCAGCACGACTTCCCCAGCAAGGTTAAAGCCCGCGCCTTCTACACCAAGCCGGAACTTGTTTCTCAGCCGTACCGCTGCGAGCTCCTTGCCCGTTAGACCAAACTCGTCTTCTGTTCTCATAAGATCTGGCATAGCGTCCCAGCTATCTGCCAAGGTGGTCATGGTGCTAGGAGACACCAACACATCTGCT